CGTTGCTCGCCTGCTGGTCTCTTGCGCTATTCCTTGGTATCTGGGCTCAGGTATCTGGGTAGGTCGTTAGGGAGCTTAGAAGGACGAAGCTACGGACCAAGTGCTTGGGCAGGTGGATGTTGGACTCTGTCCCCAGTTCTAGGCAGTTCTTTAGTTTTTCGAGCTCTGTCCTGATTGTTGTAGGCCACTCCTGGATGTTTCTTGTCCATTCGGTAATCCTGTCCACGTCAGTTGTTATCTCTCCACTCAGTGACCAGTATGCTAACCTGACCCGCAATTCTTTCTCGGAATCAGATAGAACTGTGTCACCGGTGTACTCTACCGTCCTGTGAGATGGTCCTGATGTCACCGCCTTGAAGAGACCCATCGGCGATGATCCGCCTCCCATAACAAGCTCTTGGGATAGTCCGATACTAGGCGCCCATATCCGGTCTGTCTGTTCATGGAATGCGCAATACGAAGCTTCTGCATTTAGCATGTCAGTTGGTGATCCTGCTATCCTTGCATACGCAGGGATGCCTGTAGCTGCAAACTGCTGTCTGATCTTCAGTCTGGTGCGCGTGTCTACACCTTCGACATCAAGGAGGACAAGGTCGTATAACCCTTCTACACATTCGTCTAGCAGGCGTTCTAACACGCTCGGGTTCGTGATATCTCCTCCGACTATCCACGAGACCGGATGTAGTGAAAAATTAGGGTGTCCTACAGGAGGGATATAAGATATTGACTCCTGACCTAAAGACTCTAACTCTGCTGCGAGATCAACTCCGATAACATGGGCGTCTTCCCGAACTACTCGTAGTATCCCTCCTGCTCCTATACCTATGATCAAGACGTTGCCTTGCTTAGGAGTCAACCCCCATATTGGCCCCCAGCGGAGATGAGCATCAGAGAGGTCCATCCAGGGTCGTAACTGGTACGAGTGTAATGTGTCGGTTAGCGCGTACGACGGATAGGACAACTCATACACCTGTTGGGCATCAGTTCCGAAGCAACTGATACAACTCCCTTCCATTGCCGTATGTACACTCACTGGAGGAGGTCTACAGTACTTTATACTAGGGATTACAGAAGACCTGTAGCCTCGGATTTTCTTCTGAGGAGATGTATCTTCGACCCGGAAGTCATTCGTGAGATTAGACTGGTGGATAAACGTGAGGATGTGCTCTACCGATTGGTACTCCTCTTCTGGCCTTGTCAGAGAGGTGAGAGCTCGCAGTAGTATCTTTGCGCTTAGGATGTCTTTTGTTCCGTGTCTCTTGTAGAGAGAGCAGGCTATGCAATACGAGAGAACGCTAGCTAGCGTACTGCTGAGAGAACTTAAGCCCATGGTAAACACGCCAGGGAGAGGTTGACTCGTTTGAACTCCTAACGCGCATGCGGCATTGATTACCTGTAGAACCCACCATTTAATG